GAATATTTTATCAGAAAATAATATGATGACAGAAGCACAATTCGATGAAGCTGCTGGTGAAAAAGATGCTTGTTATCACAAAGTAAAAGCAAGATATGATGTATGGCCATCAGCTTATGCTAGTGGTGCTTTGGTTAAATGTAGAAAAGTAGGTGCTAAAAATTGGGGTAATAAATCTAAGAAAAAAGAATCCGTTGAAGAAGCAAGAGGAACTTGTTGGGTTGGGTATCAACAAAAGGGTATGAAGAAAAAAGGTGACAAGATGGTGCCTAATTGTGTAAAAGAAATAACTGAAATATTTTATGAAGTAGATGGAAAAGGATATGGATATACTTTTGAATATAATAGAGAAAATGATTTACACGAAGCAGAATATCAAGGAAGAAAAGTAAAACTTGGTAAACCAATGCAAGGTGATGCAAAGAAATTTAAAGTATATGTAAAAAATCCAAAAGGTAATGTGGTTAAAGTTAACTTTGGACAAGGTGGTGATGCTAAAGGTGGAACTATGAGAATTAGAAAATCAAATCCTGAAGCTAGAAAGTCATTCAGAGCAAGACATAATTGTGATAATCCAGGCCCAAGACATAAGGCAAGATATTGGAGTTGTAGAAAATGGTAAAGTTAAAAGACTTAATATCAGAAAAGTGTCAAAAAGGATATAAGACACATCCAACTCGTAAAACAAAAAAA